AACGCCCTACGTGTAAGGTAGGTCAGTTCTGTGTACTGCGTGCTCCCCGATGCGGGGAGAATACCACCACCAATTGGCATGTCTTTCTCCTAACTACTGTTGATACCGCATCAGAGACCGATGGGACGGCGCGGGTTGCGCAGTTCCGCAAGAGCCTTAAACGCCTCGTCACGCGCTGCACGTTGCGGATTCTTCCAGTAAGCTTGGAGAGTATCGCGCGCCTTGCCGTCCAGCACATTCATGTTGAAGGACGACGCCGTGGGCGCAGCCGCTTCTTTCATCCAGCGATGGTAATCCGCCGCCGTTTCGTGGTTGGTAATGCCACGCTCAAGCATCACCTTCTCCACTTCATGAATTTCGTCTTCGCTCTTGATCTTGCCCTGCTTCATCAGCGACTGACGGCGCCGTTCAAGCTCGGAAAGAGCGTCTTTCTCTTGAAGTTTGGCTTCCAGCATCTGAATGCGAGCCTCAGAAGCCGTTGCATGGCGCGTAACGGACTCTTCAATCTCCAATTCGGGGATATTGAGGCTCGGCTGCGCCTTCTTGGTCAACCGAAGGAAATCCTTGCGGGTGTCCGGGTTTTCAGCCAGCGAACGCGCCAGACGGGCCAGTTCGTCGCGGGTTTCAAAGCTCAAATCTTCAAGAGAAGCCATATCAGATCACCTTTTTGCCGTCGCCGGGAGGCTTGATGCCCATCCGGTTCTTAGAACCCGTGGCAGTTGCGTTTTTCAGGCCACCAAACTCCGCATAACGCGGCGTGTTGATGACTTGACCGTTCTGCTGGTTGTTATCGGTCGGGCGGCGGGGGTTAGAAGCCCCGCGTGGCTTAAAAAGGTCCATTTCAAACTCCTATCGGGGCATTCCCGGAGGCGGACCACCCGCGCCCGGCATTGGGGGACGGCCAGGCGGCATACCACCCGGCATTGGCATTCCACCGGGGGGCGGACCACCAGGCATACCGCCCGGGGGCGGCATTCCACCAGGAGGCGGCGGCGGCATACCCGGAGGGCCACCCGCACCAGCCATACCCGGAATAGCCGGCATACCAGCCATAGCCTTCATTTCAGGAGTTGCACCGCCAGCTTGCGGCAGATTCTGCAACAACTGAAGAATTTCGGCGTTCTGAAGCTCGCCAACCTTTTGCCGGCGCGGCCCCATCGCTCCCGTGAGCGAACGCAACGCCGCCACCAGCTTTTGGCCTTCACCAGTCTCGCTTCCAATTGCCGGAAGGGACTGCTCAATCAAATCCATTGCCATGCCAACATTAATCAGCGCGGCTTCACGTGAACCCATCTTAGGTTCAGGCGTGCTCATCGGAGACGCCATCGGCGGGGACGCAGCGCCGCCTTCACCCGGATCGGGCGCAGCAAGTTCCGGTGCTTCTTTTGGGCGCTGGTTTTGCAGCAGCCTCATAACGCTTTCGGACACTTTATGCTCCAAAATAACAATTGCGGGGTAACACCCACGTTTGCCAAAAGTCAAGCGGGACTATTTTTCTCCTCCGGTCCCGCGCGGAAGTCGCGGATTAACGACTGCTCAAGGCAGCGCGTTAGTTACCGGCGAGCCTTACGACCCTTGCGACGCATGGGAAACCTCCTTTCATTGCTAGAGTTAAACACACCGCATTAACGGCCCTTACGGGTACCGCGCTTGACGGATTTGTACATGGTATCACCTCCTTTCCGAACGCGCATTAGCGCGTGGCGCTGCCCTGTTACCTAGGGTGCGAATGGAGGATACCCTGTATTCCAAAGAAGGCGTAGCATTACCGCGCGCGATGTCTTTCGCTTGCGCTCGGGGCTGGTCGGATTGGATTCTAAAATCCTGCGCCATCACTTACCCTGCTTACCTTGCGGCTTACCCTCGGGAGGTGGGTTTGCCTTTTGTTGAAGGGCTTGCTTCTTCAGCTTGTCCTTCAACAGTTGCTTCATAGGCGGATCGAGCAGGTCAATCAAGGATTCTTTGTCAATCGCTTGCGCCTTGAACAAATTGAACGCCAACGTGCGCATATCCTCCATAAAAATCGGGCTGTTGGAGTGCGCGTCAACCTTCACCATGAAGTCCTTGGTGAATTGCTCAGCGATAAAACGATGCCCCTGCACATCCGTAAAATGCGTGCGGTCATACTGCTGCATCAGCTTGAGATACAACGTCGCCATCTTCTCAAGAGCGTCTTCAACAACCAGCGCCCGCTTCTTAATCCGCGACGAACCAAGCCGCGCCAACTGAGACGCATGGCCCTGAGACCTAACGCCCGATTCACCGCGGCCAGACAACACGCTAGAAATGCCCGACGCTTCGCTAAACATGGCGTCGATGGCGTCAATTTCTCTAAACAAATCGGCCGGCATTTCAGGTGCCAACCGCTCAACCTTGCCCTGCGCCATGTCGTTAGACAGCAGCCCGCCAGCGCGGTTCAGCGCAAAGTTCTTCTCGTCCAAAATGCCCGTAAAACCCATCAACGCCGTGGGCGGGTTCACTTGCTTGCTCAACAGGTCAAGGATTTCGGTCATGCGGCGGTTGCGCATCTGCTGAAGGTAAACCAGCTTTTGCACCTCAGATTGCCCCCAGTAATAGTCATACTGCGGGTTGGGCGTAATCTGGATAAACGGCAGTTCGCCCTTCATAAAAAGCTGCTCGCCGGGGCGGTCATAAATGATGACATCAGGGTCCGCGATGGTCACAACCTGATAGTCGTTGATCTCATCGTTCCACAGGTATAGTTCCCGCATTTCAATCGTGTCTTCAGCTACCCGCGCTTTCATGCGGTTGTAGCCGTACAGATCGAGGTTGATGGTGCCGTAAATCGTGGGGTTGGTCTGCGACATCACAATGCGGTCAAGGCCCTCGGGCACATGGCTTACCGCGTGTTGCGAGGCGCTAATGCGGTCCATAATGGACTTGCGCTTGGGATGCCCGTAGAGCCTCCGCGCTAGGTCGGACTTGGTGATGTAGTAGGTTTGAACCAACGCCTCTTGGCGGTCAGTGTAAGGCGTATCCTCGCGCAGCACGCCAACGCTGCCAGGTTCCACCATGTAAGGGTGAATGGACCCATTGCGCACAACCAGCTTGATAAACGTGGACGAGTAAACCAACGCCCACGTCATCGCCATGGAAAACACTTGGTCGCCGTTGGAGTCTTGCCACTTATCGTTCAAAGCGGAAGTTAACACCTGAACCTTGGTGTGCTCGTTTTCCGGCACCGACGCCCCAAGGTTGATGCTGAACCGCGTGGTGTCCGCGCTAAACAAAAACGCAGTCACTTGGTCAATGTGTGGGTAAATCTTGTTGTAGTGCGCCGGGCTTTCCTCTGGGCCAGACCCAAAGAGATACCAAGAGCGCAGGCTGCTGTAATCCGCCTTGCGCTCCTCCCGGGACACCAAACACTTCTCAACCAAATCCAGATATAGCGTTTCGCGCTCAATCGGGTCTTTTGGGATAATCACGGTTTCACCTGTAGGTTCTCGTGATCACCTACATAACTTGCCGTCCGGGGTCCACGCAATTCTCCTGCATCCTTTGGATTGAAGCCAACGCTCTCACCGCGCACTGACTTAATCCCGCCGTTGATGACCGACTGCATACTGTGCCCAGCACCGCCGCCCCAGATCACGCCAGAACCACGCGGAGGCTCGGGAGGCTGCTCTACAGGCGGCGCATTGTTGCGGGTCAGGTAACCGTCCTGATGCTCGCCCTCGCGGGTGCTCTTAAGGTTGGTCATGCCAAACTCTTGCGCCAGCCCCTTGAGGTTAGCATCGTTCCGCTTGGTCTTGTCAGACAGGTATGCCGGCGCTTTGAGAAAAGCCACCTTAATGCCGTCCAGGCAACCGTGGGAGCACACAGCTTCCCATGATTCAAAGAACCCATGCTTGGGGCACTTGTAGTGACGCTTAACGGCCATTGAGTTGCTCCTTCAATGTGGGGGATAAATAATCCGCCCGGTTTTTCATCCCGACATTCAAACGGATTTGCCCGTCTACAACTTGCAGCCCAACGCTAGGCCGCATGTCCAACTTAGGTTCCCGCCGATACCGTATTGCCTTGGTGCGGTTGGGGCGCATGTAAACCTCAATCATGCCCGCCTCCCACTCATGGGCAAACTTGCTCAGCGCCGATTGCACCCAATCCTGCATAGGACGGTTGCCGCGCCTCACCACTTCCTCAAACGTTTTCTTGGAGACGCCGGTAAACTCCACCAGCAAGTCCATACCGATACCTCGGTCGCTATCCGCCCAAAACCGGCGAAACCACTCAAGCAATTCCCTCTTTGGCCGCAGCGCAAACATCACATACCCAGCCCAATGTTCTTGAGGTACTTGCTCACCACCGTGCGCTCCCGCCCACGCTCCTCGGCATCCAACTCATCCAACGCCCGGTTGCGCAACTTGGTCAGGTTCATAGCAATCAACCTTGGCTGCAATTGCTCAGCATACGCCGCAGCAGCCAACGCACTGGCAATAACCCGGTCATCCTTGCCGCGGCCCGAAGCCGCAATAGTGCCGTCCTGGCGCGTCACCGTCTTCATCTCATCCAACGTGTCCATGGACTTTACGATGAGCATCCCGCGTTCAAAATAATCCTTGAAGTAATTCAGCATCCGCTCTTTGCTAGCCGAAGTGGTCACCCACCCAATGCTGTTAGACAGCCCACCCAGCGTGTCGTTCTTCCGCCAAATGTAGTTCTGCATATGGCCCAACACGTTCATCAAGCTAGTGCCGTCCTTGCCGCCCATGGCAACCGCCTGACGCTTCAGATTACGCAACTCATTGATGACGGCCTGGCCTGGACCATTCACCTCCAAATTGAGAATGCTGTTCTTATACGCGCCGCCCAAATGGCTAATCACCCACGCAAACTGGTAGGTGTTCAACTCGCTCGTAGCAAATTCCGCCACTTGCTCCATGCCATCCGAGTAGCAACGAAACACCTGTATGCAAAAGCGGTCAGCCCAATCGCTGCTGCCATAAGCAGGGTCGGCACCAATAACATAATACCCATTGTCTACAGGCTCCTCCCAAATCTGAAGCGTTGCCAACCGCTCCTGAGACTTCATCACCTCAGTGTCCTGGAACAACTGCCCCATCACATAGCGATAGTAATCCGGCTTCATCGCCTTCGCCGCCTTGGCAGCATCCGTGCAACGCGACGTGCTAAAGAACGAAGTGCCCGACATGATGAACGCATAGTCTTCCGTGGGCGGAAACTCCTGATACATCAGCGCATCGTCCTTGATGCCCTCGGCCAGCTTCCACCGCCACCAAGCCATCTGCCGGCTGTTGATCTCAAATCCGTACAGCTTCTTGATGTCCCTGACCCACTCCTTCTCCTCGGGGGTCAGTCTTCCATCCCAATATGTTTTATATACCGCCGTTTCTGGGTCTGCGGTGTAGAACTCATTTCGCCACCAGCCGCAAAAGATGGCCCTCTGCGTGCGAGCCTTTTTGGCCGTGACATACATATCATGAAACAGGTTGAAGCCGCGCGCTGTGCTCTCAAACATGTACAGCCTGTCCGGGTTGGTCTCAGCCAACGAAGCCAGCAAGGACGCCAAACCCTCCTCATCGCCCCATGAACTCGTCTCCGTGCCATGCAAATAGGTAATAGCCTTGCCGCGCCCCAAGCTGCCCTTAGCCCGCAAGCCCGCCACCTGGTAAAACAACCGGCTGCGGTTTTTCAGCAGCAACTGGTTGCGGTTATGCCCCTCCATCGGGATTTTGAACTGCCGTGGCAAATGCTCAAAATACATACCCAAGGTAGACCGAAACATCTCCCGGTTTTCCTCAGTGTCCGTAACCAAAGTGGCACCCAAGCCAGGATGCGTGAACACCCAATACAAATCCAAAGCCAGGCTGATCGTGGTCACGCCAAGCTGCCGGCCCTTCAAGATCGTGAAAAAATGGATGTCCTCTTCCAGCCCGCGCGCAATCTCATTCATCACATACGTCTGCGTGCCCAACAGCTTGTCCAGCCGCTGCAAACCCTTCTCCTTCGTCTCAATCTGCAACTGAGAGCAAAATTGATAGAACTTCTTGAGGTCAAACTTCACCGCGTTAGCCCCTAAACTTTATACCAACACATAGCGGCCCTTGAGGTTCTTAACAACCACCCCAGCACGCCTCAACTTCGTTATCTCTATCGAAACCACATTCCGCCACGTACTCGGCACATCCTCACCCCACAACATCTCCGCAATCTCAGCAGCACTCACACCACCCTCAACTCCCAACACACCCTCAATCATCCTCGTCCTCTCACCACCCACCAACCTTCGTCGCCTCAACACCCTCACATCACCCTCAGACCTAGCCTGCCTCACCACACGCATCACCGAACTAATACTCACATTGCAACGGTTGCATACAACCCTCACAACCGCACCACTTGCATACAAGTCCAACACCTTGTTCACAGTCACCGTGTCCATCAAACACACCTTCCATCTGACACACACGTCATAACGTATATACACCACAACCCAAAACACGGTTTTTTCTTGGGGGGAACAAGGAGAGGGGCACGCTCTCAGGCCCCCCCGCGGCCCATGCGTGGGCGCGTGCGCTCGGGTGTGAGCGTGCTGGCGAGCGTGCGCGTGTTCTATAGCTGCTGACAGGCGGACGGGCCCATAGCCCAGAACCGATTCTAAGCGGGCTACAGGGCTGTGTGGTAGGTTTGCGCGGATACCCTACCAACCCCAATGGCCCAGAGGCTTCCAGCCCTCTTAGAATCGCCCACGCGCAGAGATGTAGGGTGGATGTTACGTCCCTGATTGCTGGAGCGTGGATAGCCTAATGACATAGGACATAGATACTAACCTAACGTGGGAGACGATATAAAGTAAAGTCGATGGTGACGATGATACGATATAACGTATATACGTATATACGTAGATATAGAGTGTGGTGATGGAACATGGATAAAGTTTAATAACTATCCTCTTGTCTGCATCCGTCACATCCGTCACAACCGTCGCAAGGCAATCAAGCCTGATAGGGAAAGACAATGACTTACACAGACACGGAAATGGCAATTGGCAAGGCTTTTGTTGACATTCTGCGTGAGGGCATGCCGGACGGCGTGTGGGAGGAAATCCGCTATCTGAACGCTATCGATGATCACAATTGCGCATCGCATGTGTTCTGTGACGCAAACACCGTGATGGAAATGGCGTTCAACACCGTGTTGAAGCGCGATCCTCTTTTGCCCTGTGACGTGACATGTTGCGGCACATGTTATTTGGCAAGCGGTTGTGGCGACGCGTGTGTAACGAATTCGCAAGTTGAAGCTGATATGCGGTTGTGGAACAACGCATGGGACTATGGATCATTGACCTATCTTACTGCCACGCGTGAAGAGGTTGCCGCATATGAATTATTTGCGGTGGGGGGCTGATACCATGACCGAAACCCGCACCATCATTCTCGCCAGTTGCGGCGGCTATGTGTCTATGGGGCGCGCCACAAAGCCCACAGCCGAGGAAATTGAACGGGCTGAAACTGCTCTGCGGCAGCAGGGTAAAACGGCTTGGCTTTGCACAATGACGGGTAGCCCATATTCCCGCGCCAAAAAGAACCGGCCTAAGTTTAGTGATGCCAAACTGCTCTGCGGCGAGGGCGATTTCGATGCGGCGGTGGCGGCGTTCTTCGATCAAGAATATTGGCGGGGTTACGCTGGGGCCTGACAATCCGGCAAGGCGGCGTCACGGTGTGGCGTGCGCTTTGCCCGATTGCCACAACGGCACTCGATAAGGGAAAGATGAACAATGACAATATCACTGGATGGCGCCGCGGCACTGCGGGCTGAATTGAACCAACAGATACAGGCTGGCGCGCATGAGGCGGTTGTTTCCGCATTGTCCGCTGCACTGCGCGCGGCGGAAGGGGGCCGCAGAATGACCATACTCAAAACCCTGGCCGAGGGCTTGGCGGGCTTGTTCATGATTGGCGCGTTCATCGCGCTGGTGGTGGTGCTATGAGGAATAGCAGCCGGGCTAGGCTTCACGCCAAAGATGCGCGCAATAGGCCGGACATTATGGCGGCGGTTCGCGCGGGCTATCATGACGCTCTGGCGGGCCTAAACTACCGCGCGGAGTATGAGACCATGCCGGCTTACCAGCAGCGCAATTACACAAGCGGCCGGTTGATGGCGCTTGAACTGCTGGCCAGGCACGCGAAGCCCCCCGCGTGGCCGGATAGCGTTAAGCTTCCGCGCAGGATCGAGGCTATCGCGCAAGACGTGGCACAGTCTTTTGTGCGGCAGCCCCCCGCGTGATATTGCCCGCGCGTAAAATCCTGATAACCGCGGCCGCGCTGGCATTCCTGTCAGTGCTGGCCGCCCTATACCTATGGTGGACAGATGATCACAGAAGCGATTTTGAGCGGGATTGGTTGGAGTGCACCCGCGATGTGGGCACCGCTGGCCAGCAGGGCAAGGATCGAGTCGATCACGAGGAGGGGAGCGGAACCACCTTGCCGGGGTTGCCGCTGGCGAGGTTGAGGCCATTGGCGATCGCCGTGGCGAACAGCCGGTAGTTGGGCTGCAGCGCCGGGAAATTCACCTTGAAGTCAGACTCGTATAGGCCGAGGGCGGCACCCACGTAGGTGGCCACCTCCTGCTGCACCGCCGGCGAGATCTTGGTTTTGGACAGGGCTGCCACCACGTCCGCGGGTGTCAGGGCTGCCGGGTTGCCCGAGGCGATGGCGGTGAAGGCATCGGCCGCCGCCGCAACCTCCCCGTTGTAAGCCGGGTTCTTCACGAGGACACCGGATCCCACGGCCGCAAGCACGTCCTGGGTGCCCTTGGCGAGTACCTGCGGGGTGAGCTGGCTGGCGATCTGTGAGCCCACGGAGGGCGCCGTGGTGCCGGGCGTGGTGCTCGAGGCGACACAGCCGGCGAAGTACAACGCGCAGAGCGCGGCAACAACGAGGGCGAAGGGGTGGCGGAGGTTCTTCATGGGATCAGGCTTGGGGATTGTTGGACGGAGTGGGTGGCGGGGTGCTGTCCTTGAGGAGCTGGTTGGCGACCGTCACCACGAGGGCGACGAGAGGCCCGACCCATGCCGGGACATGGGAGACGGCGGTGAACTGGGGCACGGCCGCTTGGGCGATGCCGCCGATGGAGACGATCTCAGCGAGGGCGTTGCGGAGTTTCGGATTCATGGGCTTATGGCTGGTGTGATTCGAGACG